CGCAAACACCTCCGGCTCATGGCCTTTGTAGGTGTATAACAGTACCGGTTGAATAACCGGCTTTCGGGGAAGGTAGGAAGATGGTTTACAAACAACGACACGAAGTTTTAGCTAATATGTTGCAAGACCCACAAAAGATTAATTTGGTCTTGCGCGCATTCGTGAAAATCGTCGCCGGATCGTTTAAGACAGATCGCGATCGCTTACATAGTGACACTATTCTTTTGTCGCCCGCGTACAACCCCACACAGCGTGAAATTCAAGAACGTACCCGCATGTGCTATGATCTTTTTATGGCGATGCGTCATGATTTGCATTGGTCAACACAACGTAGTCTCGACATGTTACCGGTCGCGTTGCGCACTGAACTCGACGGAGGAAAGTGGGAGCCGCAAACCAACCGGCAATCTTGGGGTACCCCGAAAGTAGAGTAACATGGCAACAACAAAGGAATTACTTGACGATGTAGCCGCATTTCTTGATAAGCGATGTGGTGGCAAAGGAAAAGATAAAGAGCGCAATCGTCGGCACAAGGCGGATATGAGCGGTACGTTCCCGACGCTCAAAGTCCACGATCCCGAGTTTCTTCTCGAGCGGTTGCGTTCCGGTGAAAGCGCCGGTTTCTTTTCGAAAAATAGACTAATCGCTAAAATCGGCGAAGCACAGGTGCTTGTAAGCGATAGCGGTATACCCCTCGCATTTGCGCTCGTACGACAAGGTGGTCCGGTATCGACGGCCGATGTGGAGAAGTTTGCGAGTAGCGTTCGCGACGGGGTGGATCCCGCGACGCGAGCCGACTTTCACGAAGTGGATAGTTTTTACTACATTCCTTTAGAACTGTCGGAAGAATTTCCGGAACCGATGATCTTGAAGTCGCGAAATGCGACAATTAACTTCGAGACAGATATCGCGAAAGCGATGGTAGATCCTCGCGCATTCGCAGAAAATCCGACTATCGTTGAGCTGTCGAGTGTGCCGGACTCCGAGCTATTACTAATTCGCGGCGGATTAGTAGACCTTGTTTCGAGTGAGGCTGACAACAAACCTCTTCTCGAAAAAGTGCAACAAGCGCACACATTAGTTGCTGACGAACTACGTCAACGCGGTGTGATGCCGGCCGAGAAAGCTGTTTGGTCGCGTGCGTTCATAAACGATTTGCCGGATAGCTCGTTCTTGTTTATCGAGTCGGGCGGTAAGAAAGACGGCGAAGGTAAAACCGTTCCGCGATCGTTGCGGCATTTTCCTATAAAGGATAGCGACGGAAAGATCGATCTTCCCCATCTTCGAAACGCGATTGCTCGAATTCCACAAAGCAACGCGCCGGGGCTTAGCGCTGACAAAAAGAAGTCTTTACAAGAACAAGCTCGGCGAATGCTCGGGGAAACACAAAAGGGCGACGTCACGAAATGCGCAGTTCGCGATCGCGCGGTGCGAATTGTGAAAGCAGAAACCTCCAAAGACGCGCGCGAGCAAGAAGAGCGTTTTATTTTTGGCGTCGTTTTAGTACCCAACGAGCCGGATTCTCAAGGTGATATCTATTCCGCCGAAGAAGTAACGAAGGCGGCGCACGCATACATGGAAGACGCCGGAGGCACTTTCAAGATCATGCACGCCGGGAAACCGATAGAGGGCTTAAAAGTGCTCGAAACGTATGTCACGAAAGTTTCAGAAACCCACAGCGACGAAACTTTTCCGATCGGTACGTGGCTCATGGCGGCGCGCGTACTCGACGATGCGTTATGGGACGATATCAAAAAAGGTGTGTTTACCGGCTTTTCAATTGGTGGTAGTGCCATTCGAGAGCGCTTGCGCTAACGAAATTTGGTGGTTTACTAAAATGTATGGAATTGGACAGAATGCTAAGAGAAATCTTGAAGTGAAGTAGCACAACTGTCACACTAAGAGAAAAGGGCACATAATGCCAAACAACGGAATGACTGCATTACTAGAAACTCTTCGCGCGATCATGAAAGATTCAGGCGCGAAGAGTCGCTTGCGTGATATCATTCCGGTCGAAATCTCTCTCGTTGATCGAGCTGCAAACAAGCGTCGATTTTTGACCATAAAAAACAAGGATGGAGTTAATACTATGGCCACATTGCTAAAAGTAGATCTTCCCGCCAATATGCGAGAAGGTGTCGAAAAGGCGCTAGCAACGGCGCTTCAACAGCTTCACACAATCACAAAGGCGGTTACGGAAGGCGAAGCAATAACCACAGAAGGCGCGCAAGTTCCGGAAGACTTTTACAAAGCGCTCGGGATGGTACTCGAACAGCTTGCCCCAATCGCGAAGGAAGCTCCCTCGGAACTAGGGACCGAAGCCAGCGATAAGCTAAAGGCTATCGCGGCCGCGATGGCAATGATAGCGGAAGCCGACAGTCCCGATTCGGTGACCGATATGGTCGGTCGACTGATCAAGCTATCCGGCGGTGATTCGAAAGAGGCTTCCACTCTAAAGGCACTCGGCGAGCTCTCAATCGCTCTTTCGGCCGATCCAATGAAGGACGGCAAGCACGCCGAAGGCACTGTCGAAAAGGTGAAGGCGCTTACGAAGACTCTCAGCGATTTGGTGAGCGTTGACGCTCCCGCCCCCGCCGATCCTCCGGCGACCGAGCCAACTCCCGCGGCGAAGACTGACGAACCGGTAACTCCCCCGGAACCAACTCCCGCGGCGAAGACCGATGAACCGGCTCCGGCTCCGGCCGCTAAGACCGACGAACCCGCACCTCCCCCGGAACCGGCTGCGAAGACTGACGAACCGGCGGCACCTCCGGTAGCCGACCCGGCTCCCGCTCCCGCCGAGCCAACTCCCGCGGCGAAGACCGATGAACCGGCTCCGGCCGATCCTCCCGCCCCGAAAGACGGAGATAAAGTCGAAAAGGCTTTGACAGCTATCGTCGAAGAGGTGGCGAAGGCTGGCGCGAAGATGAGTGCGAAGCGGAAAGAGCAACTACGCGGCGCGTTGAAAGCTATCTCTGCGTTGATGGAAGAGGTAGATCCTCCCGCCGAACCGACTCCCGCAGCGAAGGTAGATGAACCTTCCCCCGCACCCGTTACCAAGAACGATGAGCCGGTCGACGTGCTCAAGATGGTGCAAGAACTGAACAATAAAGTTTCTACTCTTATGGAAAAACCGGTTGCTCCGGCTTCCAGGCGGGTAGAGGGTAACCCCGAGACGGGCACTGAGTCGCCGGTTCCCGAATCTCCAACACGTAGAAAGCGGCGTTGGATCGCGTAAGGATTGGCGACAACCGACAAAACACGAAAATAGGAGCAAACAACATGTCCACAGATAACAGAGAACTAATCCAAAAGGCGGATATGCGACTTGCGGATCTCGCGCCCGGCGGGTTGCTAAACGCTGAACAGCTCGACAAGTTCATACGGCTTGCCGTTGACGATGCTGTCGCGATGAAAGATATGACGGAAGTCAGAATGAAGTCGCCGACGCAAGAGCGTAGCAAGATCCGGTACGGAACTCGCGTGCTTCGGGGTGGGTCGGAAGCGACCGCTCTCCCGGTGGCCGAGCGAAGTCGACCAACCACGAGCAAGATCACGCTCAACGCGCAACTGGTCAAGGGTGAAACCCGACTGTCTTACGAAACCCTCGAAGACTCGATCGAACGGGGAACTTTCGAAGACACCGTGCGCGCGGTTATGGCGGAAAAGATGTCCGAAGATCTCGAGGATCTCGCTTTCAACGGCGACACCACGAGCGCGGATACCTTGCTGGCCATTTTAGACGGTTTCATCAAACAAGCGACTTCGAACGTGGTTCCCGCGGGTAGTGCGTCTATCTCGCGAGATCAGTTCAAGAACATGCTCAAGACCATGCCGAGCGAATTCCGGAAGGATAAGCGCTCACTGGCTTATTACACGGCCGACGAAGTGGTTATCGATTACCACGAGCTATACGCGGCCCGCGAAACCGCAAAAGGTGACGCGCACACTGACGGAATGACGACCGCAGGGTTCGAGGGTATTCCCGTGAAGGGCGTTCCCGTTTTCCCGACGAATCTCGGTGGTGGCAACGACGAGACGGTTGCTCTTCTGTTGGATCCGGCCAACATGCTTTTCGGCATTTGGCGCGAAATTCGAGTCGACACGGACAAAGACGTGATTGCGGGTGAGTGGATCATCGTCGTTTCCGCTCGCGTCGATTTCAAATACGGGCATGAGCCGGCAGTTGTTGAAGGCACGGCAATCACCGCTGTCTAATAAACACTGAGATCACCAAAAACGAGTTTCTAATCATAGGAGTTTTTGAACCATGGCAATCACAGTAAATAGTGCAACTCTAACGAGCGGGCAGACCAAAGCCCCAAGTCGTTGGGCGAAACTGAACGTTGACCTCGACGCTTCGTATCCGACTGGCGGATACGACATTTCCGATCAGCTCGAAAACGGGACTGTGCGGTATTCCGAAAGTGTGTTCGCATACGACGGCGCCGTACTGAACATTCTGAAAGTTGACGAAAATGGCATGCTGAAAGCGTACGTCGCAACCAACGGCGAGCAAGGCGCGGAAGTAGCAAACGGCGTCGATCTTTCCGGCATCACCGGCAAAGAAATTAACGTTTTCTGCGAGTAGTCCACAAATCACAACGCAATACCGATCACCCTTCCATACAGGTTGGGTGATTGGGTGTTGGGGAAGGCAAGGTAAACATGGGTTCGAATATAAGATATGTGCGGGTACAACCGTACAACAAAAACAAAGGCGCGCTTGTTCAGCGAGTCAACATCGACGGTAAGCTTTTCGAGTCAGGCAATTGGTATACAATGCCAACCGAGATCGCCGCGAAGTTGGGGAAAATAAAACAGAAGAGCGGCGCTAATATGTTTCAAATTTGTACGCCCGAAGACTACCGCGAAACGTCGCGCGCGGAATTGTCTGCGATGGCGGTAGCGGCTGGCCTAAAGGGTTTGGCTCTTCAAAGCCAAGAGGTGCCAGAGCCGAAAGCTTACAACGCCAAACGAGAAAAGAAGAGTGAGTTGGCTGGTTTGGGCGATCAGATATCCGACGTTGACCCAACTTTAGAGGGTGGGACGATGACGACCGAGCACCTTAATGGTGACGAGCCGGCCGCGGAAGAAGACGTCGATATCGATAGTATGAAACGCCCCCAACTCGAGAAGTTCTGTAAGGCCAACAACGTCACGATTCCTTTCGGGTCTTCGAACGCCGAAATAAAGCAATTATTGCGCGATCAAGGCATCGTCGAGTAACTCTTGCCACAGGCACGCGTAACCCAGCAAAGCGGCGGACTAACCGCCGTGTCTGTGTTACGTTTATAGTGGAGCGGTCTTGTGGCTAAACAGAGATTTGATCAAGAAACTCAAGTAGGACCTTCCGATTCCTACGTCGATGATTTATCATCCGGCTCCACTCTTCAAACCGATGCGGAGAATCTCCGCGATGATCTGAACGCGCTTCGTTCGCAAGTGCGCAGAATCATTCACGGGCTTAGTCTTACCGGAAAATGGTACGACGATCCCGCTTCCGTTTTCGGTGGTGACGCTTCCCTCAAAGCTCTTATTGGTGCGCTTGGAAACGCGTCGACAGTGCGGTCGGAATCCGGGCAGTTTACCGTACCGATCGGCGTAGTGTTTCATGATTTGGTTTACATGACCGGTGGATTGACTGCCGACAAAGCCGATAACAGCTCGCTCGTGACCGCTCCAATTGTCGGTATTGTTACCGAAAAGGTAACAGATACGACCGCGACGTTGGTATTTTTCGGCGTTGTGACTGGTTTCTCGGGGCTTACCCCGGGAAGTGATTTATTTTTAGGCACTAGCGGGGGAATTATTACCCCACCTTTGCCCGAAACACCCGGAACTGTTATACAGAAAATTGGGCAAGCGTTGAGCTCGACAACACTCTTGCTTGATCCAGATACCCCAATAGTCCTATAATACATGGTGAGGTTATGGCGAAATTACCAGTAAAAGTAGCAAGTGACCGTACACGACGTGTACGTGTTTTGGACAACGCAGAAACCGAAGCGGCCACGATTGGTGTGAAACTGTACAAGCTCAACGCAGAGCTAGCGGCGCCGTTCATTCGCGATGGGAAGTTTTCTTTCCGGATCGCGTTCGACAAGATTGTGAACGGAAAGCCGAAAATGATGCATCGCTCTCGCTGTCCGGTTATTGCGATCAGCGAAGATGAAGTCGTGCAAACCGAAAACGAGACCGCGCAGCGCATGCTAGAAAATTTCATCGTACCAACAAAAACGGTGCGAAACGGGGCAACCCGTCAAGGAGGTCACTTGTTCGAAGATGTGACCGCGACAGCAACGGAATACGACATCGATTTAGACGCAACTTTTGACGCCGTCTAGGAGGGCATACCATGGCTATAGCACTAAAGCTCGACACTACTGATGGTTTTCTCTATCAGTTCGGTGTTAGCGATGATCTCGACATTGACGTAATAAGTCAGCGCACGGCTGGCGTAGACATGACCATCGGCGCGAATCTCGGTTCCGGCGATGAGTTACAACTAGGTAAATCCGGCGAGCTCGTGCGTGTGATGGGTGACCTCACCGTCGACGGATCGGAAATCGTTTCGACGAATGAAACGGTAACCGGTACGTTTACCGCAAACGGCGATGTGAACCTCGGTTCCGGTGACGATACAATCAACATCGGTTCGGGTAGCGGCGATACTGTGAACTTGGAAGAAAACCTAGTTCTCGGCGCTGGCTTAGTTTCGATCGGTAGTTCGGTAACCGATTACCTCTCGGCGTTGTGGCTCGTAGCAGTCAACGACGCGGGACCGGATAACGCAGCGTACAATCTCGGGGCTTCGGGTACGAATGCCGGCGCATACGCAATCGGTGTCGATCCTTCCTTATTGTCGAATTCTTCGGCGACCGATTTGATGTCGGCGTTGGACGACTTGGATGCGGCAATCACGGCGGCCGGTGCGGACACTTTGCAGACCGCGTACGAGGCGGGAAACACGATCGCCGTTTCTTCGACTTACGGCGCTGTCGCACTGTCAAATAATACTGATTCCGACACCACGATCGTGTTGGATATCAATAAGTCCCCAACCTCCACTTCGACCGGTGGCAACGCGGCTCAAATCACGATGGGGGCGAACGCAACCGGAACCGGTTTGGAAATCGATAACGGTGGTAGCGGCGCGGCCCTAGACGTGCAAGACGGTGGGGCAAGTGTGTTGGTGGTCAACGGCTCCGGTGGAATCGTCGCGACTCCGACAAGCGGTCAAGACTTCGACATCACGACCGCGGGCGCCGGCAAGCTAGACGTTTCAGCGGCCGGTGGAATCGACCTCGACGCAAGCGCGGCTTCTCACTTCACAGTAGACAGTGCTGGCCTAACTTTGTCGACGACCACTTCCGGCGCGTTGACCTTGTCGTCGGCGGGTCTTTTGGATGTGGACGCAACTTCCATCGAAATCGACTCGAGTGGCGCAATCGCGATCGAGAGCTCCGGCGGTGCGATCAGCATCGGTGCGGATGCGGTGGCACAACCCATCAATATCGGTACCGGCGCAGCGGCCCGGACGATCACCATGGGTAACGCTTCTTCGACCGAGGTGGAACTAAACGCCGGCTTGATTGACATCAATGCGGGTGCGAACGGTTTCACAATCGACGGCGGTGCGGCTTCTTCGATAGCGGTTTCGGCCGGTAACCTAAGCCTAGACTCGGCGGCCGGCGAGCTGGTTTTCGACGATGTCGGAAATAGCGGAATCACGCTGTCGCAAGCCGGCGATCGTACTTTGAACGAAACCGGTACAGGCGAAGTTTTCGAAGGAATCACCTCGATAATCGGCGCGTTGAATGCATTGGCTGACGCAACCGCAATCGGTACTCTTCAAGAGTTGGCAATAGAAAACGGCGTGACCATCGCGGCGGGTGAGTGTGTAGCACAGTCAACCACTTCCGGGCGCGTAACTCAATGGAACGGCAACGCTGCAACGAATGCGCGATTCATTGGAATAGCGATTACGGGCGGAACCGGTAACGTTGGCGGAACAGTTCTATGTCAATTCGCGATGCCGGGTAGTTTGGTGTCGGTCTCCGGCGCTGCGTTCACGGCTGGCCAAGCTCTGTTTGGGCCGGATGGAACCGGTATTCCGGTTGCAATCGGTTCGGCTCCGTCGAATACGGGCGATGCGTTTCGACGCTTGGGTTGGGCACACACTTCGACCCTTATGTTCTTGGATCCGGGACCTACGATTATTCTAGGGTAACGCGGATTCGCTGACACAAACAAAGCCAAAAGCGGGAAGGTGAAATAATGGCTACAACGAAAAAGAAGACTACGGGTACGACCACAAAAAAGCGTACCCGCAGCACACCGAAGAAAAAACGAGTAACAAAGAAGAACGAAGAGCAGCCGGTTGTCGAGGTTGTCAAAAATGTGGAAGAAGTGCAAACGCCAATTGCGCAAGTTCTCGAAAACATATCTCCTCGACTACCCGACAGCGTTATCATTGACGGGAAACCGGTACCATTGAACGGAATTGCTCCCGGGGAAATACCGGTAAACCCGGCGCCTCCCGCAACTCCGGTACCTCCCACCCCTCCGGTTGTTACCCCTGTACCATCACAGCGCACATCGGTAGACGATCGCGAAGCGGCTCGTGTTGCTCGAATGCAACGGCGTCAACGTGAACGAGAACAGAACGGTCACGCGGCGGCCGCGGTAAACCAACCCGCTCCGGCCGCAAATCCACCCGTTCCGGCGGTGCAACCTGTACCGGTAGCTTCGGTTCCTCCAATACAACCGACGCCTCCCGTGAACGAGTTAGGGCAGCCAACACCCCCGAATACCCAACAGCTCGCAGCGGAAGCACTAAAAACTGTTATGCCGCCACAAGCACAACCACAGCAACAACAGCCAAACCCGGCGGCGCTTCCGGTACCTCCCCCGTCTGCAGATCATCCAGATCTAAAGATTCCCATATCCGAGTTGTTTCAATACAAAATTCAGGTTCTCGAGGGGCAAATGCGCGAGCTCGCCGCCCCTATCCGTGCACAACTAAAAGCGCAAGCGGAACAGTGGCTAAAAGACGCCATTGTTTCGACGCTTGCACAAAACGAGGCTTATCAAGTAGCATGTAGACAGACCGAAAATTGTGTCAATGAGCTTCTTGCGCAATTGGCACCTACATTACCTGAAGGGTATGCCGTTGTATTGATTGGTGCTAAAGAAGGCCAAGCCATATGTCGATATGCCCCTGACCAAGCCGGGAAGAGATTTAAAATTGATTAATGGCGATTGCACTGAAATTAGGTACCGACGGATTTCTGTACCAAATCGGAGATAGTGAGGCTCTCCAAGCTGACGCATTTGAAAGAAAGCAAGCTTCGGGGGATCTTCTTGTCGGTTCTACTTTAGGTGTATCCGACGAGCTTCAACTTGGTTCTTCGTCCGCGATTGTGCGATCAATGGGTGACGCTCGTATCGATGGATATATCGAGATAATCGACACGAGCGCGCCCGGTAATCCATCCGATGGTGAAGGGCGTCTTTACAAAAAGACGGGCAACGACGGGTTGTTTTGGCTCCCCGATTCGGGCGGAAGCGAGGTTGATCTAACCGGCGGCTTTTCTTCCGAAGAACACCGCACTCTCGATCAGCTTACGCACGAAATCGACGAGGATTATTACGGCGAATACACGTACGGTGCGCCCGGTGGTAACGTTTCGAATTATACGATTTGGACGAATTCGGGGAAAACCCTAAAAATACGAGAATTTGACTATACTTATTCGGGCGGAAAGATGACAACGTCGACCGCGAAGCAATACAATGGTGCGGGTGCGGTAGTAGAAACTCTAACGTATACTTACAATTGGAGTGGTTCTCACCTCTCCAATGTCACATGTGTGAGGAGTTAATTGAATGTCCGCTGCTAGTCCCATTGTTGTAATCATAGATTCATCGAATCCACGTGTAATTACAGGGACATACACATTCGATACCGGTAGCTCTCTTCTTATACCAAGTGGCTCTTCACTTCCCGGGACACCTACCGCAAAAGAAGTCTTTTGGAATACAACCGACGACATCTTGTATCGGCGAAATGATGCCGATACCGCGTGGGTTGCGGTTAGCGCATCTCCGGCGGCGCACGCATCGTCACACCAAAGCGGCGGTGGGGACGCGATCAAGCTCGACGATTTGGCTGCGCCGGACGATAACACAGATCTCAACGCCACCGTTAGCGCGCACGGACTCTTGCCGAAACTTGGGGGCGGAACAACCAACTTTCTTCGAGCCGATGGAACGTGGGCGGAGCCTCCCGGCGGTTCGCACGCAGCGACGCACCAAAACGGCGGCGCTGACGAGATTAGTGTTGCCGGTTTATCGGGTTTGCTAGCAGACGGGCAAACACCGCTTTCACACGCATCGTCACACCAAAGCGGCGGCGCAGACTCAATAAAACTCGATGATCTTGCGGCACCCGACGATAACACAGATCTGAATGCGACAACGAGCGCACACGGCTTACTTCCAAAATTGGGTGGTGGTACGACAAACTATTTACGCGAAGATGGAACGTGGCAGAATCCAACTAGCGGATCGGGTGGATTTCCCACCATGTACAAGTACGGTTTTGGTCATTACAACAACGCCACAAATCCAAACTATCAAATCGATATCGAAACCGGTATCTGCCGAAGCGATGACGATACCACCGATTTTTCTACCTCTTCCACAATTACGGTGGATATTACCCAGTCCGGCGCGAACGGGTTGGATGCGGGAAGCGAAGCATCGTGGACGTGGTACTACATTTATGTAATCTATAACCCCACTACTACCACGTACGCCGGATTGTTGAGCACAAGCTCGAGTTCTCCGACCATGCCAAGCGGTTACACAAAAAAGCGTCGTATTGGTGTGGTGATCAATAACGGTAGTAGCAATTTCAAACAATACCGCGCGAATTACCATCTAGGGCGAGAAGTTTTTCACGTCTACAACGATGAAGACGAAGACAACGTTCAGCTACTTTCAAATGGTGGTGCCACTTCATGGACCGATGTTTATGCGGGCGCTTCCATACCGCCAACTTCGCTACACGGCTATTTTGTAATGCGCTTTTCTGCGAATAACTACGATCAGAAATGCTTTGTTAGGCCAAAAGGAGCAACAATCAACGAACCTCCGACGTGCGCGTACGCGGGTGCACAGACAATTTCAGCGCTTGCTACTTCGAGTCTTGCATTTGAAATGAAAACGGATAGTTCAAGGTATATTCAATATATACATAGTTCGGCTAGTAACGAGTTGAGTTTGTGGGTCATGGGCTTTATTGATTTTTGCTAGGTGAACAATGAGCATTGACAGATACGCAGTAACAGACAACCAAACCGGCGCCGTTTTGAAGATCGGTTACACTGATTTCTCTAATGATCACGATCCGGCTACCCAAACGCCTATTCTTCTCGCTTCCGATTCTGTTAGAGTGCAAGGTGTCCCCCCCTACTACCAAAAACTTGTAGACGGACAGTTTGTTGAAATGACACCCGCGGAAAAGGCTGCAGTCGATGCGGCGAAGATTCCTCCCCAACCGACAGCACAGCGACACCCGGATTCAGAAACAGACCCCGAAGTTTGTGGTGACGGTGATCGGTATTTTAACACCCTTCTCGGTTTTGAAATGCAATACGACGCCGAGCGGGGGAAGTGGCTATCTGTTATTGGAGCGACCGTTCACGCGGAGCATAACGGAATCACAGCAATCGGGGCGTATTTCAAAGGTAGTGACGGGCGCGTAATGTCAGCGACGCGAGGAATCACGGCGCGTTATAAAGGCACTGTCGTCGCAGTAAATTACACGCGTGATAACAATGATCCAACCACTTTCGAAATCGTAGCGGACGGTGAGCCAATTGCGGAAATAGCGTCTAGCTCGCAAAATGATTTTTTCAACCATTTGGATGGTGATTTTGAACAAGGGGAAGTGCTTGCTCTTCGCAATCGGGCAGACGGAGCACCAACCAAATACACCTCTTTAGATGTCGAAATTCGTTGGAGGGTGTAGAAATGTCAACTGTTCAAATTTTCGTACGCAACGAAACCGCGGCCGCACTCCCTCTTGATAATCTAATTGCTGAATATCACATGCTTCCCCCGGGCGTTGATGTTGAGCTCACGTTGTATAATAACGTACCCGAGATTCAAGCCGATCCACAACTTCAACAGTATGTTGCTAGCGGCGACTGTACGCTAAACGACGGAACGCGTGACCTTTCTCTCGAAGAAGCGCTTAATGTGTGCGCGCCGGTCGTGAGTACCGCAAGCATCTACGATTTTAATTCAGCTCCCGAAAAATCCATTGTTCACGGAAACGACTTATTTCTTATCGAAGACAGTGAAGACGGCTTCAAAAAGAAGAAGGTGAAATCCGAATACGTGATTTTTCTCGGTGCGGGTACGATTGTCTACACCCCTACACAGATAACCGAAACAGGGATTGTCTACACAAAATCAAAAAATCCGATCTTGTTGCACGGGATGGAAACGACAATTGAAAACGAAGGAAACTACGAAATCGAGTTCAGTAGTCAATTCGCGTGCTTGAAGGGGTGGGAAATTGTTTTAGTGGCGATTTTCGTGGATGACACCATGATTGCAGATACCCGGCGAATCATCGAAGCCGAGTCGTATGTTGCGGTGCAAACCGAAGCGTTAATTCCCAACGCAGCGATCGGAAGTAACATACATGTGCGATGGTGGACGGATCGCGGTAGGAGTGTTGTAGCCGAAGCGCGTTCTCTAAAGGTACGAAGATATGTTTAAGGTCGACTATACAATTTCAAAAGATATGATTAATTTGCGCTTACTCATCGGTGAATTGGATGCCGAAGAAACAATTCCGGATCCACAATCGATCGCATTTTCGAAAGACGGGTTGGCGCTTTCCATCTATTTCGAAAATGAGTTGTCAACGGCGGAGCAACAAACGCTTGATACATTGGTGAGTGAGCACAACCCGGAAACGCTCGAAGAAGCTAAGCAGCGAAAGTGCGAAGAAATCGACGATCGTACCGCGGAGCTCGTTGCGGATGGTTTCGAGTTCAATGGGGTTGTGTTTAGTGGTTCCGTGGAATCCCAAAGTCGTGTGATAGGGGCGTACACCGCACGCGCGTTTGCAACTTACCCAATTCGATGGATGTCAAAAGACGATTCAACCTATGTCGACCTTGTAGACGAAAGTATGCTAACGTCGTTTTTTCTCATAGGTTTCGGTACTTTGAAGGCAAAAATTGATGTTGGCTCAACTTTAAAAATTCAGGTATCGGGTGCAAATTCGGTTGAAGAGGTTAATAGTATAACTGATCCTAGATGACGGACAGTTATCAAAACCTATTTCAATTCACCCACAAAGGAGGGGGCATGTTTCGATATATTTCGAATTTGATATTGGCTTGCGCGTACGCGCTGGTTTTTTCTTGCTGTGCGGTTTACGACCCCGGCGATGTTGATCCCATTGGCACCAACGAAAGCGTAAAATCACGTCTAGTGCTCGACACAATCGATTTTGCGGGGCATGAATGGATCGTGAAAAGCGGTTATTGCTCGGTCGGTAATACTGCGGGTCCCGGACCAAATTATTGGTGTGGGGACGAAGAAGATTTGTGGGTGGATGCATACGATCGCCTTCATATGAAAATGAACTATAAATCGGCGCTTAGCCATTACGGGGCGGTTTCAATCAAGACACCTGTAAGCGGCTGCGGTTTTTATCGGTATTCTGTGACTGACGGACCGAACGGATCACCCGACTCATTTGATCCCAATGTGGTACTCGGTTTGTTTACTTACGACGATGCTCCCACATATGACAACTACGAAATCGATATAGAAATCTCTGATTGGGGCGACTTAACACCCGACGTGAATTTGTATTACGTTACATGGGAAGACAGTAGCTCAACAGCCGATAGCACGCTCGAAACGTTTGGTGATGGGGTAATAGACCACTCGTTCACGTGGCTACCATCTTCGATCGTATTTAATTCGACCAAAGACAGCGTTTACATGTATGACGGGGTACGCACAGGATCGGAAGTTTACCCATGCCCAACCACACCGATATATGCACGAATCAACTTTTGGTTAGTAGACGGTGATGACCCGGCGTCTTGGCAAGAGGTGGTAATTGACGATTTCGAATTCATCCCGCTTGTGATTCTCAATCAACCAACCGGTCTTTCGGCAACAGCAACGTCTAGCTCAAGCATCGATCTTTCATGGAATGATACGTCAAGCGGCGAGTACGGCTACCAAATCGAGCGGAAAGAATCCGGTGGATCGTATAGCATTGTAACAACTACCGATCCGGAAGCAACTTCGTATACTGACGAAAACTTGAGCGCAGGTACAACTTACATTTACCGAATTGCTGCAGTGAATGACGGAGACGAATACAGCGATTATTCAAGTGAAGCGCAAGACACGACCGATAGTGAACCGGATGCGGGTGTCGACGGTGGAAGCGAAGGGCCGGGATTGTCGGCGATTACGTTCTCGTTTGTGGGATGGAATGGCTACGTATCCGGCACAATATCTGATTTACCGGAAGGTAGTTTTCACGCGCGGTCTTGGGTGCAAACGAATATGATGTATCGCGAAGGAAAAGATTTGACAGTTGATTCGAGCAACAATTCATTCTATGCGACACATGGTTTATGGGGAGACCCGGGAGTAACTACGTGCATTTGGGTGAGTCTCCATTACGCTTCGACCGACGTTTACGGAACAGGCGACGGTGTTTCAATGGACAAAGAGGATTGGCCAGACGAAGCGGAACCGGATTATGTGTGGTCGTGTTCTTTGGATACTTCAACGACAGGGACGTGTGAACCCTACACGGGTGTCGAAGAAGTTTGTGGCTACAACTAACGAAACCGTGCAAAAAGGTGCCCCAATAGGGGCACCGTGTGCTTTAATTAGAACAAAGAGGTAATATGCTAGCGGTTGTTCTTTCGGGTGGTGGCGCAAGCGGCATTACGTGGGATGAGGTGGTAAACTACCATAGATGAACAACTACTCCGAAGTCGTAAACCTCGCAATCGGTGATATCAACGGGGCGAACGACGAATTTGGTACACCGACGGATTACGTGTCCGGCACTCTCCGCGCGATCGTAAATGGTGCGATTTATGATGTCAGCGACGACCAATTCGGTTTGACTGAATTGACAAGCAATACGTTTCGGCTCAATACTGCCCCCAAAACCGGATTTATTTTGCAAGTGCGCTACCGTGAAATTCCGGTTGTTGGTAGTCCATATGATCCGGACGGTGTGCTACCATAAAAAGAGGTTTAAGCTATGCCTTCTATTCCGCGCGGACAAGAAAACACCTCGAATAACATAAATTGGTTCACGTCAATCAACAACGTGAAAGTCGATATGTTTCTGGTAGAATTCCAGATATTCTATATCGGCGGCGGCCTCCCGGGAACACAGGTGTTCCCCGCGACCGGTTGGGAAGATGTGACAAGCGCGCCCGGGCGTTTCGCCGAAGGTTCCTACTATGCGTACGACAATACTTTAGGTCAAGGGTGGACACCTGACGTAACCGCCGATGTAGGTCAATACCGGATTTATTGGCGGTGGAAATACCTCTCAACCTCTTCTTACCAAACCGACAGCGAAGACTTTACCGTTGAAGTGGAGTCGACCGGTTCCCCCGGAACCGAAACAATGTACTGTTCGGTACAAGACATGCGCGACGAGGGCGTACCGGATAGCGGTTACGGGGCGGTGACCGACGCGCGTTTGACCACACTTATTCAACGAGCATCACGATTAATCGACATGTATACCGGACGATGGTTCGAGCCGCGTACAATGACGTTTTCTCTCGATGCGCAAAACGCAATGACGCTCTTTATTGAGCAACCGATAATTAGTATTTCTTCGGTTTCGATCGATGGGATCGCGTTGGTAGCCGATGACTACAAGGTATACAACCGCCACATCACCCAAAACTTGATTCATCCGGATGACCGAGAGAATCCAAAAATAGAGATCGCCCAACCTCTCGAAAGTACATATCTATTCAAGCTTGGCCTAACGTGGTTTCCACGTGGTCAGCAAAACATAGACGTAGCGGGGGTGTTCGGTTATACCGATTACGATGGTTCGGCGGAAGGGGCGACACCTCTCGCAATTCAAGAAGCGTGCAAAAAGATGGTTTTGCGCGATCTTCCCGTGAAATACGGCGCCGATCCGTCTAGCGATGAAAAAGCGTGGTGGCGCATGGTTCGTCAGCGCACGCGAGATCAATCTATTGATTTTTCAGATCCTTCTAAAATGGGTCACCAAGGTGTTGGTGTGTATACCGGCGACCCCGAAATCGACAATATTCTTCGTCGCTACACTCGCCCCCCTAGAATTCGGGTGGTGTAATGGCGCGCGGTAGACTCATCTTTCCTTTTCTAGTGGACATCGCACAGGTGGACACGGTCGCGACCGCTGCGGTCACTGACGGTGGGTATGACGATGTCTTTCGCGAGCCGATCATGGTCCCCCCGGGAAGCGGTTCGGGGCGGGGAACAATCAGCCGGGAAGAGGTTACATATACTTACAAATGCCAAATCGAACCGGATACGTTCGAGGCGTTGGATATGATGATTTCAGGTAAGTCACCGAATTCTGAAATCACGATTGTGATGCACTACAAGGACCTAGAGATTGGCGGTTTGCTTGATACCGACGGTAAGCCCCTGCTACGTACCGGCGATCGTATGGTTCAAATCAAGAAGTTTCCTACCAGTGAGGTTATTGAAGTTATTCCAGCTACACCGGGGTTGTACGTTGTACAGGTACGATCGGGTGGGTTTGGGTTGTCGAGTTTGCAGCGAAATCTTTTGTTTGTTACATTCGAAGAACGCGAACTTTCAACTCGGACGGCCGGATGACAATTCAAGTAAAACAATGGGGCGATTGGGTACGAGCTCGGCAAGCTATAAGCATCCCGGCGCAACATAGGCTCGAGCGAGCGTGGAAGAAGTCGATCTTGAAAGAGGCTCATTATTGGCGCAAGGCACTCGTACAAGGCATGACTAAACAAGCGCCCGGCGGGCAAAGGTTCCAAAAGTTATCCCCCCTCACTCGCGCGAAGCGGCGCGCACAAGGTTTCGCGGGGCGCAAAGCGTTGATAAGAACCGGAACGATGAGGCGTAGTATCGTTGTAAGCCAACGCGGCGGAACCGTATTCGTTGGAATTTTACGCGGGACTAAAACACGCGACGGAAAAGATCTCGTCAATATCGCACGAGTGCACGAAGAGGGGCGAATCGTTGTGATTCGCGTCACTGAAAAGATGCGTAGGTATTTTTACGCCATGATGCGCAAAGGTGGGTTGAACGCAACGTCTCGCGGGGGTAAGCGGCGAAAGACCGGAGGCGGCCTTGCTCGCGGCGTATTGGTAATTAAAATACCGGCACGCCCGGTATTCCAACCGGTTTACGATCACATGTACCGAAACAAAGGTTCCCTCTCGAAACGTATGGCAAAGCGCATAAGCGTAGCCACTAAGGGGGAATTCGGTCTTGTGTGGTGATCGTGTTATACTAGACTAATGGCCGTTCCAACTATTTCGACAATTTCTCCGAATACGGTGCATACCGGTGGGAAATCCCTAATTGAAATCATTGGAACGAACTTCAAAGTTCCAACGCTTCCACCTCCCGCGAACGAACCATATACAACAGCCGATCCAACTGTCGAAGTGTTATTTGACACAATCGCGTCGGAACAAGTTTCAGTTGTTTCAGCTACACGATTATTCGCGCTTGTACCGCGCTCCCCCGTTGAAATAAGTCAAGCTACGAATTATGGGGAGGGGTCGGTCGATGTAACGATCCGTAATCTTGACGACAACGGCGATCCGATTCCCGGGGAAGAGGTGGTAGAAACGGATGGTCTGACATACTCACGTGTACAGCTCGCAACCCAAAGCGATTTTCAGCGATTGATTCGTCAAATAGTAGATGAGTTTCGCTGTCAAATGATACCTAATGTGCAAATTACAGCACACACTGATTTTGATTCAGATCCAACCGATGCGGCAAATATCACGGATTTGGCCGAACTTCCGGGGATTGTACTCGTAGGACCTACATTAAGCGAGAACCGACTTTTCTCTCAAAATCAACCGGTAACCGAAGAAGCGGATACGCCGGGTGAGTATTTGCGGCGACGGGTTGGGTACACGGTAGACCTCGAATTCTCAATTGTGGGAGTTTCCAACCTTACCGCTGAATTGGTGAATTTGATGGCGGTGGTTAATGGGTTTTTCGAAAAGAACAAATTCTTGACGTTGGCTCGCGATCCGTCCGATTCTTCGCTAGGATCGGTGAGTTATGAAATAGACTTTCTCGAAGATGGCGACTTAGCTGTGGGCGGTTCACCAAACGACTCGAACATTCGCGTGTTTTCTGGTAGATTTGTAATCAGAGGTTTTGATATGCAAGATCTGACCGGTTTTGCGAATGACCAGACAATCGGACGAACAGCAGCTACGGATGACGAAGGCGTACGGCTGTCTACTTATCAAATCGGCGATTCCTACCGAACGGGACCTAGCCCGCGGGGAAGCGGAGGGACACAATAAATGCATAACGTGGTAAGCATCAAAAATAATACAGCTCGCTCTATTGCGATTGTTTTGGATCATCCAGCTTTCAGAAAACGGAAGTATGGCTTTACGCTTCGATCCGATCAACACGTAACAGAGAGTCGCGGCGGTGGGCGAAGCTTTCGGATAGTGCGGAAGGCCATTCCGGGATCAATTACATTACCGGCGCACGGTTTACTGAAAGACTTGCATCCCGCAATTCGTGGGTGTGCACAGGTGCGCACGCTTGAGAAACAGGGTAGAATCACAGTACGGACCGAAAGTGTTGAATCTCAACCAAGCGAAAACGTTGAACCTCAACCGAAACCGGCTCCGGCGCGCACGCGACGCTCGCGCGTTGTTGCGGAACCCGAACCCGAACAACCCCAAGAAAACACTACTGAGGAGTAAGATCAATGTCGGCTGAATTGCTAGCATCAAAAATCGTCGTACAGGAAAGTGAACCAACTATCCGTACGATTACCGGTGTAGCTACCGCAACCGCTGCGTCCGTTGGAATTACCGAAAAAGGTCCGGTTGGAACCCCCACACTGTGTACTTCGTTTGCACAATGGCGGAAGATATTCGGAGGCGATATCGCCGACGGAATGGCGTGTCAAGCGGTGCGCGGTTTCTTCGAAAACGGTGGTCAGGTTCTATGGTTCACGCGTACCATGCACTATACCGATATTTCGTTGCCGAACTCGGCGACCGGAGTAGCGGCAACTCTCAATCTCAATACCGCGACGGCGGCCGCAACGCCCGGCGTTGTTACCGGTACCATCGCTGAACCGTTTGAGCTTTCTCCCGGCGACACACTCGATATAGATGTCGACGGTGGCGGCGCGGCTACGGCAACTTTCGACGCGGCGCGTGCATCTCTTACCGCAGGTAACTCCCCGACGTACGCACTCTCAGACGGTCAAACACTAATCGTTGAGATTGACGGTGGGTCGGCTCAAACGATTACGTTCCTCACGGCTGAATTCGCAAATATCGCGGCGGCAACAGCGGAAGAGGTCATAGCAGTAATCAACGCGAAGATGACCGGCGGTTACGCAGATCTTGACGGCGGCGATCCGCGAATCAACAGTGACGTACAAGGCACTGATTCGCATGTTCAAGTGACCGGCGGGACCGCTAACGCGGCACTTGGTTTCTCGACGACGATTGTTGACGGAACCGGCGATGTCGCCGATATAAGCTTGGTGACCGTTGCGGAGATCAAGACTGTCGTCGAAAACGATGTAGCCAATACAATCGTTAGTAGCGTAAGCGGTCTTGTTCGAATCACGGCTGACGGTGTGGCTCCCGGTCCGTCGAGCACGATTCAAGTACAAGCATCCTCAACGATGGATGGAAAAATCGGCGTCGATAACGCGGTTCACTCGGGAAGTGATGGCGCGGCCGCAGCTACGTTGACGGTAAATGGAAAATACCTTGGAACCTACGGCAACAACATCACGATTCTGATTTCCGATGCGACATCGGGCGACGCGGAGCGCTTCAACCTTGTGGTGCTCGTCAGCGGCGTAATCGCGGAGCGATTCCCGAACCTCACGATGGATCCGGATGACGATAATTACGTCGAAACGGTGATCAACGATGCGGATAACGGTAGCACTTATATAAGCGTTACCGACCTCGACATCGATCCCACCGATGCCGCGGCCGCTCGCCCGGCAAATAGTCCCGGCGCGACTCCCGTAGCGTACGGACCACTAACCGGCGGTGACGATGGATTGACAAGCATTGACGACAACGATTTCATCGGCGATTCGACCGGAAAGACCGGTATCCGATCGTTCGATACTACTCTCGATTTGAGAATCCTTTTCATCCCGGATCGTCCAACCGCGGCGGTTCATAATGCGATGATTACGTATTGCGAAATCACACGCGATATGAGCATGTTCGCAATCATCGATCCCCCTTCGGGTTTGGACGCGGCCGGAATCATCACGTACGTAGACACGACCGCGGGTCTTCAAGATCTTTCGGAGTTCGGCGCCATCTATTGGCCTCAAATCAAAGTGTTGAATCCAAACTCCGCTGTGTTCGGTAACGATGCATCGATCACGGTACCGCCAAGCGGTCACATCGCCGGTATTTACGCGCGCACGGACGGCGCACGCGTGGGTGGTGTTTACGATCCTCCATCGAATGAAAAGGGACGGATCGCGGGTGCAATCGGCCTCGAAACCGACGAGGTAATCGAAGAGGCGCGCCGAGACTTGGTTTTCCCGAAGAGGATCAACCCCATCGCGAAACTGTCGGGGCTACCCATCGCGATCGACGGAGCGCGCACGCTTAAGGGCGGCGGAAACTTCCCAAGCGTAAGCGAGCGAAGAGGCGTTATCTTTATCGAGCAATCGATCAAGAACGGTCTCGAGTTCGCACGGAACAAGAACAACGACGAGAAGCTTCGCGCGACTGTGAGGCGTACCATTGTCACCTTTTTGCTAACGCAAATGAAGGTTGACGCGTTTCGTTCGAAAAACCCCGCAACGGCGTTTTACGTAGACGTTTCGGAAGCGTTGAACCCACCGAGCGAAATTTTCGCGGGTAAACTGAACGCACGAATTGGTTTGGCCACCCAAAAGCCGGCCGAATTCATCGTTCTTGATTTCTCGCAAGATACACGAGCTTTAGACGAAGAGCTAGCTAGCACCTAACCGGAGGATTAATCAATGGGCGTAATAGGAACACCCCGAACATTCCACAAACGTTTCAAGTTTGTGGTCGAAATCGATGGAATTGCGAGCGCCGGTTTTCAATCGTGCTCGGAGCTCTCCGTCGAGATTGCTAAAATCGAGCATTGGGAAGGCGGGGCGCTGACCCCCGACAAAAGCCCGGGACGCGTGACATTCGCTGACATCACCCTTGAACGCGGAGCGACCAACGATCGCGACATGTGGGATTGGTTGAAAGAGGTCGCGGACGCGTCCGCGAATTCGGGACTTGTTGATCCCGAGTACAAGCGAAATTTCGATATAGTTCAGCAAGAGCGCGATGGAACCACATTACGAAGGTGGAACATATCCAACGCTTGGCCGATCAAGTATGTCGGCGGCGCGTGGGATAACAACACTGACGAAACAAACATCGAATCAGTCACGCTCACGTTTGACAATTTCGATCTCGAACAATAAGCTTTAGAAACCATCGGAGACGGTTAAGCCGTCGGAGGGAAGATCATGGCAGAAAAATCGATTATATGCCCGTCGGGATTTGGCGGGCGCATTCGTAGTTTAAAGGGTAGCGAGCTAAACTTGCTCGGCGACAAGAAGGCGATTCGTTCCGGCGACTTGTTCGACAACTTACTCCGCGCTTGTTGGCTAAAAACAGAAGACCCCGGTCCGTATAACTTCGAGGTTGACGGTGCTGTGAATTGGGGAAAGGTGCTAGTTGCCGATCGCTTTTTCACATTGCTTCAAGTTCGAGACGCAACGTATCCCGAAGATCCGTATAGCTTTCGCGTCACGTGTAGCGATTCGTCATGTGGCGCGCCATTCACGTGGGATATCAACCTAAACGATTTACCGGTTAAATCGATCCCCAAAGAAAGTCTCGAAAAACTGCGCAGCGGTGAGCCGTTCGTTACTTCAATACTCGGGAAAAAGATTCAGTTTCGTTTAACCACAGGCGACGACGAGCGGAAAGGTGCGAAGTTCCTTAAGGGAATGCAGCAACGCATACTCGATGTTTTGAACATGCGCGTTATCGCAATCGAGGGAGTCGAGCCGAAGAATAAGCGTGCGTGGTTGGCAGATCTTGACCTCGGTTTTCACCGGGATATGATCGACGCATTTGACGAGCATGACGGCGGCGTCGAAACCGAAATTGAAATTGAATGCCCGGAATGCGGGAATGTATTTCCGATCGACCTCCCTTTCGGCCGGGAGTTCTTCTTGCCAAAGCGTCGATCGAAGGACTCCTCGACTACGGCGCAGAAGTAGAGGAAGACCCATACGGAATTTTTAGCGGGTTGTTTCAATACATAGACAGCGACACCGCTAATCAGATAATTTTTGATCTCACGTATCACCAACACGGTGGATCGGGATTGAACATAACCTACAGTGACGTCAAGAATATGGATTTTGCCGAGATTGGGTGGTATTCTGACACTCTAGGCAACCGAAGACGACAGGAGGCTGCAGCTATCGCGCGTGCGTCCAAAGTAAGGTAAACTAGGTGTATGGCCCTTAATAGGATGGGTTTAGGCTTCGACTTTATCGGGCGGGACTTTGTCTCTCACACGATGGGAGGAATTCGCCGTCAATTTGGTCTGACCGAAGGGGCAAGCAAGAAACTTGCGAAGACTGTCGGTGCCGGTTTCGTAATGCTTACCGCGGGAGCGCTGACCACTGCGGTCGCTCTCGGCGCTCTCGGCGGCGCGATAAACTTAGCCAATCAAGCGGGAGAGTTCGAGCAACAAATGGCGGCTGTGGGCGCAATTACGCGCGCAACCGCTAAAGACATGAACACCCTCGAAACCGCTGCGATCAATGCGGGTATTGCAACACAATTTTCCCCCAAAGAAGCGGCCGAAGGATTGCGCAATTTAGGTCAAATGGGGTTTAATGCCACACAAGCGGCGAAAGCGTTGGTACCCGCTTTAGACTTCGCGGCGGGCGGCCAAATATCGGTCGCACAGGCTTCGCAAACGGCGGCATCAGCTTTACGAGTGTTCAGTCTAGAAACGGACGACGCGGCCTTAACGGTCGATAAACTGCTACGTATATCGAACGTGACTGCATTGAAGGCGGCCGATCTCGAGCTCGCGATTGGTAATTTAGGGCGTGGTGTTGGATTAACAAAGCAATCTATTGACGAGATGCTCCCCTCTCTCGGTCTTGTTCGAAACACAGGTGTTGAAGCATCGACGGCCGCGACGTCGGTATCTTCGGCGTTGCTGTTCATGGCCAAAAACTCGAAGAAGTTTAAGAAGGATCTTGGGGTTGACCTCACGGATGCAACCGGCAACTTTCGCCCGTTCATGGATGTGATTCTCGATACGAGCGAAGCGTTGAAAAACAAGTATGCGGATAGCGCGGAGCGGGCCGCGAAAGCTCAAGAGTTGTTCGGTCGATTCGGTGTAAGTTCATACACTGCAATTAGTGGACAGCTTACAAAAGGAATTAAGACGGCAACCGGCGAGACGTTGAAAGGTGCCGACGCGATGAACTACCTCCGCGAGCAAATGAAAAAAGCCGCGGGCGCGGCCGCTGAGTTCCGCGAGAAACTACTCGAAACATTCGAGGGGCAAAAGACATTGCTGCGTGGTACCCTCGAAACAATGGCGGTTGTATTCGGCAAGCCGTTCGCGGCTGTATTCAAACCGTTTGTGAGCGCGCTTACTAATAGCCTTAA